GACAAACATCTATTACAGTAGATGATTCCTCAGTATTTACAGTTAGAGACATCATCAAGTTTGTAGGACATGATACAAAATATCGTGTTACTGCTATAACAGATGGTACAAATATTGTGATCGAGGCATTGAATCAACCAGCAGGAACAGGTCTTACAACTACAGTAAACGATGACACAGCTATCGATAGATATTGGGAGCATTATGCTCTATTCGATAAAGCACCTGGCACTTCAGCATCAGCAACAGCTGCTGGTGGTAGTGCAGATGAAATTCACATCGTAGTAGTTGATGAAGATGGAGCAATCTCAGGTACAACAAATACAGTTTTAGAAACATTCGCTTTTGTTTCTTTAGCTTCAGACGCTAAAGATTCAACAGGTCAATCAAACTACTACAAGAAAGTTTTAGAAAGAGATTCTAAATGGATTTGGTGGTCAGGACATTCAACTGCAATGTTGACAACTGCTGCCGAAAACAGAACACATGCTGATTCAGTAACGACTGCATTCAGCAGACCAACAGCACCTGAAGTATCATCACTAAGTGGTGGTGCAGACGGCAGATCCCCAACTGCTGGAGAAAAATATGGTGCATGGTCAACACATTTTGCAGATGCTGAGACATTTGATATTTCCTTCTTGATCGTTGGTTCAACAAGAACAGACAACGGTTCAGGAACAGATCAAGATGTCGTAGCAGATCATAACACAATAGTAAATCAGGCTATCACACTTGCAGAAGCAAGAAAAGATTGCATGGTGGTTGCATCACCTAGAAGATCATCTATAGTCAATGTATCATCTGAAGCTACTCAGCTTTCAAATGTATTAGCAGACTTTAGTTCAGTGTCTTCAAGTTCATATGCAGTGTTAGACTCAGGCTGGGTCTATCAGTACGATAGATTCAACGATAGATATGTTTGGATACCAGGCAATGCTCACACAGCAGGTATCATGGCAAGATCAGACTTACTAAGAGACCCATGGTTCTCACCTGCAGGTTTCTCAAGAGGTCAATATCTTGGAATATCCAAACTTGCTTTCAATCCTAAGCAAGCTTCAAGAGATGACTTGTACAGAGCAAGAGTCAACCCAATAGTAACATTTCCTGGTCAAGGAACAGTTCTATTCGGTGATAAAACAGCACTAACATCACCATCTGCTTTTGACAGAATCAATGTCAGAAGACTGTTCATCGTATTAGAGAAAGCAATTGCAACAGCTGCTAAAGCACAACTCTTTGAATTCAACGATGCATTCACAAGAGCACAATTTAGATCAGCAGTTGAACCTTTCTTGAGAGATGTGAAGAACAGAAGAGGACTTGTAGACTTCTCAGTAATTTGTGACGAAACAAACAACACTGACACAGTGATTGACAGAAACGAATTTGTTTGTTCAATCTTTGTGAAACCTGCAAGATCAATTAACTTCATTACCTTGAACTTTGTCGCTGCAAGAAGTGGTGTTAATTTCGAAGAAATCTACGGAGCAGTTTAAGGAGTAAAGAATAATGGCAACAATAGATCAATTTAAAGCTCAATTAATCGGTGGTGGCCCTAGAGCTAACCGATTCAAAATCTTTATTCCTCGTGCAGGAGATAAAATCGAATTCCTTGCAAAGGCTGGTAACATTCCTTCTGCAACACTTGGTGTTGTAGAGGTGCAATGGAGAGGTTCAGTCCTCAAACTTGCTGGAGATAGAACTTTCGAAAACTGGACAGTATCAATTATCAATGATGTAGAATTCTCTGCAAGAACAGCTTTAGAAGCATGGCAGACAGAGATTCAAGAGCTTGGTGGTGGAAACGGTTCAACTACGACAGACTACTTGATCTCAAGAGCATTTGTAGAACAGCTAGGTAAAGACGACTCAGTGCTTGCAAGATATGAATTCTTCAACATGTTCCCTGTAAATATAGGTGCAATCGAACTATCTCATGAGACAGTCGATTCATTGGAGCAGTTTGATGTTGAATTCGCATTCTCTCACTGGGAAAGAGTTATTTAATTTAGTGAAATATACCTTAATTAGGGGTATATAAATATAGTTATGGAAATATTTGGG